ATCGTCTGGACGGATGACAGTATCGTTTGCGATTTAAGAGCTCGCAAGAAGTACAGTCCTAACCCACGCATTGAATTAGAAATCAAGGAATTGGAATGAATAGCAAATATAAAGATAAGCTGGTCGGTGTATACGCTCCGGGCGGTTACGGACATGTAAGTGTGTTAGGTCAAACGCAAGAATTCTCGAAGTGGTTCTGGACTAATCACGAAGATATGGAATACATCAGCGTTAAGTTGAGTATCAATGCAAAGAAACTCAACCGCATTCTAACGTTGGAGCAGTTACCGGATGAGGAATTACTAACGAGGATGATGGAATTATGCAAGTAAAGGAATATGTGCTATATAAGGGCGAGGAATTATTGGCGATGGGCACTAAACGTGAAATAGCTGAACAATTGGGTGTGTCAGCTAGCACCGTTGGTTACTACGGCACACCGGTATACGCTAGAAGAACCAGTGACAATGGAAGGAGATTAATTGAGTTATGACAAATATTAGACTGCAAAATCCATACATGGATGAAACTATCAAGGTTAAAGAAAATCTCAAACACATTCTGGACATGTTGGGATGGCTCGAAGTAGGCAATATACAATGTCTTCAGTTACAGCAGATTGATCCAGAAGAAAGAATAATAACTATCAGCCCTAAGAATTTCGCAAAGATTGATTATTACGAAGTAGAGGAGACAGAATCATGAAATACAAAGTAATCGTGTACTACGACAACATGCCAGATAGTGAGCATATTTTTAATAACAAAAACGACGCTATCAATGAATTGCACCGCTTACGAGGTGTTAAATATCGTAATTCAAGAATGTATACAGTGGAGCTAGTCGAATGCGGTGGATAGTACGAGTAGCACGCTCGATGGATGACGTTAAAGAGTGCCATTTCACAGATAAGAACAAGGCACTGAAACACGTTGAAGCGTTGAAAAAGTTAAGTATGGCAGTAGATGCTACTGTCTGGATGGAGGAAATTGATGATTAGAACGAAGTGGTTAGAGGTTGAATATGGATTTACTAATTACCAAGAAATCGACGATTTGATTAATGGGTTTATCAAAGAGAATCCACAAATTGAAATCATTGATATCAAATATCAGTCAAATATTTCAGCTGTGGCCGACAGTGGCGTTAGCGCTACATATTACCATACATCAGCACTAATCATTTACAAGGAGAGTACGAAATGATGAACAAAGATGAAGCAGTACAGAAATTATCAAAGGTAGCAGGCATTTCGGTAGCTTACGCAGAAGATTTATATGACTCATTCTTTGAGAAACCAGTAGTGCCGCAATTCGTGGCAGATTGGTATGAAAAATACAAAGAAAATATAGATTACGAACTATGGGAATACCTTGTAGACTGGGGTGATCAAGAACCTAGCGATTTTAAGGGATGGCTCAATACAGAGTATGGAGCTTTCCAAACCCTCGTCAACATGCACCAGTTTGGCTATGAGGTAGAGAAGGAGACTAGGTATACGGTTCGAATTAAAGGGGTTAATGGATACGCTACTCACCTTAATCAAAACTTAGACAATAAAGAATGGTTTTTTGCATCAGATGACGAAGTTAAAGGCTATAGAATCAAGCACACCCGCAAAGAGCTAGAAGATGCCGGTTTTGGATGGATATTTTCTTGTGAAGGCGTGGAAGTGGAAGAGGTGGAATAATGTTTGAGGGTATTATCAAAATATTGCTCGTAATCGTATTAGGGCTATTAGTTGCATCAGAAATGTTGCTAGTAGCATGGCTATTGAAGGTATATAAAAATGAACAGACTTAAACAGTTAAGAAAAAAGAAAAGGCTAACTCTTATGAATTTGTCTAAAGAATTGGGTTTCCCAGACAGTACATTGTCTCAATACGAGAACGGCAAGAGGCAAATCAGCATAGGAAAGGGCAAAAAGCTAGCTGAGTATTTCGGTGTAAGTGTCGGTTATCTGCTAGGACTTGATACACCATCAAAGGACGGTATCGCTGAACTAATCGACAAGGTCAACGAGTGGGCTATTAGTCACGGGCTGGACAAAGGCAATCCTAAAGTCGAATGGATGAAGGTAACGGAAGAAGTGGGCGAGATTAGAGACGTATTTCTAAAACCGCACGATTTCGCTGACCCAGAGTGGTCGCTAAAAGACGCTATAGGCGACTCTATCGTGACGTTAGTAGTTTTATGCTTGCAACTCGGTTACGACATCGAGGAGTGCCTCACGATAGCTTATAACGACATTAAAGATAGAAAAGGAGTAATGATTGATGACAACTTTGTCAAAGAGAAACGAGGTAAGAAATGATTGTCTGGGCATTATTCGATAGTGGAAATGGATCATACACCAAAGGCGTCAAGAAGCTGGACAAAGATATTGAAATCTATCCGATAGGTATTGATATTGAAAATAAAAATCATCATTTTATCAATCTGAATTTAGCTGATTATAGCCGTTTGTTTGGAGATAACACCCTATTTGACACATTGGACAAACTGCCTAAACCTGATCTGATTATCGCTAGTCCACCATGCGAGAGCTGGTCTAACGCTAGTGCTATGGATAAAGGTAATGCGTGTTGGAAACAAGAGCAAGGCGATTCTTTATTTAGACCACAAGAACCATTGTCGATATTTACTGTTCGTGATCATAAAGATTATGACAGATATCAATATTATCCCAATAAGCAACTTATGAAACGCATTAATGGTGAATTATGTGTATTCAATACAGTTGAAATCATTAAACGATATAAGCCAAAATATTGGATCATAGAGAATCCAGCTCATGGCAGAATCTGGCAATACATTGAGAGAGTGTTAGGCTTCGAAATTCCGTTTGAGAATCATACGAGGTACAACAATTATGATGATTATCCGATTTCTAAACCAACTCGATTTTCTGGAAATATTGAACTGAATCTTAAAAATGAAAAGAAATCAAATGACATCAAATTTAAAGATTGGACGAAATCTTATAATGAGAGATCAAACATCCCGCAAAGTTTAGTTTGTGAGATTTTCGAAAAAGTATATAAGGAGTTTATGAGTGAAACATAAAGATTTAACGATAGCGACGATTTTACTACTAGTCTCACTGGCCGTTAACGTGACTACTGTTCTACGAGTGGTTAACAGACCAATCGAAACCGTGGTTATCCACAAGGCAGACAATGCCGTTGAGCTGCATGGCAAGGTTACTGGAAAATCCATGGTAGGCAAGCTCTACACGCTCGATTGCGGAGCTTATGGTAAGTTTCTAGTAAGCAAAGAGCAATACGACAGTGTGCAGGTTGGTGATGATATTCCCAGCTATTTGAAAGGGAGAGGTAATTAAGATGACAGGAACTATTAAACTACCAAACTACTACGAGCCCGATCAGAAAAATGCAAGATATGGCTCATTGGAAGAACTTAAAGAGTTGTTACTCTACAAGCGTATCGTGAAATGGGATAAAGACTTTCTGTTACTTGAAGATGGCACAAGGGTCACTATTGAAATGTCAGAAAGTGATTGTTGTGCCTATGCAGGCGGGGAGTTCAAAGATGTCAAGCTAGACGCTATTATCACCGATATCAAAATTGGTGAACAAGTAACAGAGAAAAGCGATTCAGGAGAATCAGAAAGTAAGAACACAGTCACTATTTATCATAATCAAAATCCTATAGCATTGGCAGAGTGTGAGGCAGATGATGGTAATGGTGGATATTACTATAGTGTAGGCTCATTAGTAGTTGGTAAAATCCATTTTCCAGTGGTCGAGGCTTAGGAGAGGTGAGCTCATGAGTAAAACCTACCAATATTCCGGGCTGACACCAGAGCTGTATCAGCGATTAGTCAGTGAGTATGCGGAACTTAGAAAAGCACACAAAAAAGGCTCTTATAAGCAGTATTTCCAAGACGTGAAACAATGCAGTGAAGTACAAGCTCGCATCATTTATCAAGCGCTCAACAATGCGGTCATGGAGCGTCAGAGAATCTCACCCCAAACTGTCGAGAGGTTAGAAGGCATTATTTCAGACGAGCTTTATCATGACCTTAAAGAGTATCTGTCTGAACACTATACAAGAGGTAAAACCACGCGCCAATTCTTGGATAAAACTAACGCAGGACTTCCAGCGGAGCTATTCCAGGAGTTTCGTGCGGAAGTGGAAGAACTACGCAAGGAACACTCTAGAGGTATCAATGATTATATTAGAAGTGTCAAAGGGTGCAGCAAGGAACAAGCCCAAAAAGCCCAAAATAGTATTAGTCAGTGCTATTCAGAGAATGCCACTTTGACCCCTTTAAGGGCGATATATATAGAAGGCATACTTTCTAGAGAACTATTCAGCAAGATTGTCAGTTATGTTTTCAATAACTATGACTGGCCCGATAAACTGGATGACGATGCTGACCGGATCATGCTTGAATATCGCACTAAAGGCGAGGTGGGGCGTAATAAAATTGCGGTCAGAAAAGCCTTATATAAAGCCTATATGTTAGGCGCGTAGCTAGAACGGTTTACGAGGGTTCGACTCCCTTGCTAGCTATTACCAGTCAATCTATATACGGAAAAGAGGAATCCTTTTGATTTTTTCATTCAAATCAGCAGAAGCGTGGACTGGTCGTGGATGCACCCAAATCCAGTAAATTCAAATATAGAAAAGAGGAAATCTCCTATTAACTTTTGTTTTTTTAATCTAAAGCGTATTACTGGTGGCGTGATTATTCAAGGCTTTATGCCTGCAATGCGAAACTGAAATCTCCATGATTCATCCGACTTAATTCTTGTATTATTTCAAAAACGAAAGGGGAATATCCCCGATAATGATTTCTATATCGCAGGCTGCCAAGGGTTCGAATCCCTTGCCAGTCATTGTCTGTCATCACTAAAAATAAAAAAATGAATAAAGATTTTTAGTGGCTTGGACACTTTTTAACACTTTTTTAACACCGGGC